TCCTATGTACCCATGATGTCCTTGAATACGTTTGGGTTTAAATCTTGTATCTAAATAATTTTTTAAAGCGTGAAAAGTTTCTTTTGTGGGTTTGCTCTGTTTCCATAAACGATATCGTCCTTCAATATTCACAGACATTTCTTCTACGTCCGGACGAACAACGCAAATGCTATTAACGAATTCATTAAAGTTCTTATTTAATTCATCTTCAGGCAATAATACATTTTGATAAACAGATTCGTTCTCAACATTTACAGAATCAATCATTTTTTGTTTGTTTTCCAATTTTTCGGTTAGTTCGTTTATTTTAATTTTTTGTTCGCTAATTATTTTTTCATAATTTGCGTTTTGTTCTTTTAATTTTCTATTATTGGTTTCTAATTCTTCATTTTCTCTCATTATTCTGTTAAAATTATCAATGCTATATGTTTTGGAATGAATAATATCTTTAATATGTCTAGATAATTTTTCAATAGTAAAATTGGTTGCGTCGTAAGCAATAATTTCCGTTTTTGTTTTGCCATTGACTTCTATACTACGAATTTGTCTTTTAATTTTTGGATAACTTTTAATAAGATTTTCAATTTCTACTTTGTTTTGGACGCGAAACGCATTTACTAAAATAAAATTATTGTACTTTTTTCGATGATCTAATACTCTTGTCGACAAGTCATTCGAATGACCGAATTTAATTAACTTTTCTCCTGCGTCATTTGTATTATCAATAGTTCCAAAATAAATACATTCTGTATTTAATGGAAACTGAACAATTATAGCATTTTCTACTGCTCGTTGTTTTTCTTTTTTTAAAGTTATTTTTTCTTCTTCTGTAGTTTTTTTGATTTCCAAAATAATATTATCTTTTTGTTCCAATTGAAGTTTTAATTCGGTTGTTTCTTCTTCTACGATTTCTTGCAACGTTTCTTCTAATTTCATGTAATATTCATGTATTTCAGAAGCCTTTTTTGTTTGCGCTTTTAAACACAATGATTTAAAACATTTGATTGTTAAAAATATTTTTTTTATATTTTGACCACCATTTTGTTTTACCAAAACCGCTCCTCCCAACGGAGGAACACTATTTTTATAGTCGACGTCGTTCTGAAAATTTTTTTCTAACAGAGAAAAAGCCTTTACTTTTTGGTTAAATCCTAACCATTTCCAAACGTCATCTAAATCAATAACAAAATCTAAGTTTTTATCGTAATTTAAATAACAATAAAAACTACTTACAAACAATTGTTGTTCAAATCCTGTAAAATTTTCTTTTATTTTGTTCAATAATTTATTGTTATATATGGATGAAAGTTTTGTTATGGGGTTATTTTCAATTAATTGAACTATGTTTAGTTGTTGTTGCTGCATCTTATTATACTATTTATAATAAGATACTCTTTAAATCGTTTAAACTGCTTTTATATTTTGTAATCGGTTTTTATAAAAGTAAAAAGCGCTTTCCCTGTAGGGAAAGCAAGATTTTACCATTTTTGCGTCTTTTTCACGCTAATTTTTGGTCCTTGACCGCGCTTTTTCACTGAATTTGGATCATATTTTTCCACATCATCATCCGAATTGTACCCTTTGGATAATTCCCAGAACTCTTTTGACCCCAATCTGAAGTCATTATGAGCATCTGCTTTGTACCAAAATACCTGATCTTGTAATTTATTGGATTTTGAGTTGTTATTTATGACCAAACACTCATAATTTTCAGTACATTGATCCATTACTTGACAAAAAGACTCAAATGTTGGGAACATACCAGCGTAATTTTCATAGATTCGTTTTCTGTTGGCAATATAATTTTCTCTGAGGATAAATACGTAATCAATATTTGTTCGCAGTGTCGGAGGGATACCTAAAGGATATTGCATTGTAATGATCAACATGACCTTCCAATGTCTCCCGTTCATGAATAGAAGACGCATCATCTTATCACGAGTCCATGTAGCGTCATACAAACAATCATCTAAAATAACAAAAGCGCGAGGATCAATATTGCTTTTTTTATATGTTTCAATTTCCTTTTTAATTTGTTTCAAAACGGTGCGTTGTCGCTTCAATATGTTTTCAATAATGGCAGTATTATATTCATGATGGACAAAAATAGAAGGCACCATTTTTGCGTAAAATCCGTTTCCTTCTTCTGTCCCCGAAATGACGGTCCCGATAGGTATTTCTTGTTGATAAAATAATAAATCTCTGACTAAAAAAGATTTGCCGGTATCACGCTTACCGATTAATACAACAACAGGTCCTTTGTTTTCATTTGGTTTGAAACTGATGGTTTTCATATCAAATTTTTTTAGTTCTAAAGTCATTTTAAATAATTTAGAAATTATAATTTAATTTATTTTACGCATTTAGAATAAATTAAGTTTTTCAAATAATAAGTTAAAAACTGACATTATTTATATATTAAATTGCTAATGATGATTGATATAAATTATCAAAAACGAAAAAATCAAGAACTTTTTAAAAGTTTAGAAGATTCTAAATCGCTTTTTCTCTCTAAAACACAAAATTATATTCCAATATATCAAAAATTTTTTTCATTAAACGAATCAAATTATAACAATATAAATTTGAACCATAAATGGTATATTTCAAATGTCAAAGAAAAAATAGATGAAAATTCAAACATTTTTTATTGTAGACTAAAAAATATCGATACTCAAAAGACAAAAGACAAGGATATTTTTTTCAAGTTAGCACCCCTATTAGATCCATACAAATACTTAATAGGCAAATATGATATTGAAGACAAAAACTTATTTAATTTGCCTCATATCAATTCAGATTTATCGAATTGTTATGATAAATTGTTAGACGTCAATAATTGCGCATATGTAGATGGAATGTTTTTATTTTTAACAAGTAGATTGATTTATTCAAATAATTTTACTCACGGCGTAGATTATTACGGATCATTTCTAGCAATAAAAAACAATTATAAAATCAATATTTTTGATGACTTAGAATATTTGGTAAATTCAGATTTTTTCAATAAAAATAAAGATGTACTTTTTAAAGTGGATGAATTTGATTATTTATTCAGTCACATTAGTAATAAATTGCCTGCTATAAAAATAGAGCATAATTTGAGTAATAAGTCCGTTATTTCCATAAAATCAATAAATAATGAGTTATTTGATAATATTTTTGAAGAAAAACAATCGCATATTGATTTAAATGATTTGAAAGAGATGCCGTTTGACTTAATTGATATTACAAATCTGAATTTGATTTTGTCCGATTCAACCGTAAATGACAAGACAGCAACATTAAGGTCTTCATCTTCTTGTTCTTCAAGAACCTCACATACTTCTACCGAAAATAGTAATGACGCCTATTGTGATTGTGATAATAATAATAATAATGATATTGATACAGATAGAGATGGTAACATTGATAGCGGTAGCGGTTCAGACAATGAGGGTTCAAATTCAGGGACAGAATATGACGATTCAGAATCTGATGAAGAAGAAAGAATAGACGTAACAATACCAAAATTTCCCATTCAGTTGATTTGTATGGAAAATTGTGAAGACACGTTTGATAATCTTATTTTAAACAATGAATTGCAAAAGGATGAGTGGTTCTCAGCATTTATGCAAATAATAATGATTTTAATTACATACCAAAAGGCGTTTTCTTTTACCCATAACGATCTTCATACGAACAATGTAATGTACAATACTACAACAAAAAAATACATTTACTATTGCTATAAAAAGAAATATTACAAGGTTCCAACATTTGGTCGAATTTTTAAGATAATTGATTTTGGGAGAAGCATATTCAAGTTTGGTGGAAAAACTTTTTGTAGCGATAGTTTCAAACCAGGTAATGACGCTGCAACTCAATACAATACAGAACCTTATTTTAATGAAAAAAAACCAAGATTGGAACCAAACTTTAGTTTTGATCTTTGTAGGTTAGCGTGTTCCATATTTGATTATCTCGTGGAAGACATGGAGGAAATGAAAGATATATATAATTTCGACCTCGTTAAAAAGTTAGTAGTGGAATGGTGTTTAGACGATAATGGTATGAATATGTTATATAAAAACAATGGAGCAGATCGTTATCCTGATTTTAAATTGTACAAAATGATAGCGCGATGTGTCCATAATCATACTCCTCAAGTACAATTAGAAAGACCAGAATTTAAAGCATATGTAGTACCAAAAGAGGAAACTACGAATGATATAATTGATATAGATGGCATTCCTAGTTTTTTATAAAAATAAAAATAAAAATAA